ACGTTCCTTTCTACCTTTAGTGCGTAGCAAGTCCAAGTAATCAATTATAATCAAATCAGGTTTAAACTCATTCTGATGTTCCATCTGCTGAAGGTGAGCCTCTATCGTATCTAAGGATGCGCGTTTAGGTGCGTATTCTTTGATCATTATCTTACCCTTAACTTTAGCAATTGATTCCTCTACATCCTTACGATGCTCAGTTAATTTATCAACATCAATACCTGAAAATATTGCATCATAACGTTTACCAACGTATCCTTCGGATAATTCAAGTGTGTAATGAACCACATTATATCCTAGTGCTGCGGCATAGGCTCCCATAGCCATAACGCCCCATGATTTACCTCCACCTGGATTACCGAATAGTAATACTAAATCACCTTTGCCATAACCACCTTGTGTTAAATCATTAAATGTTTTCCAAGGGAATGGAATTGCGCCACGATCATCATCGCGATATCTTGTTTCAACATCAACTAAATAATCTAATCCAACATTTTTATCTTCGCCTGCTTTCATAGCATCGTTGATCAATGCTCTAATTCCATCATAATCTCCCATGTTGAGTAGATCAACGGAGGTCATGATGGCTTTTTTCATTTGTTGGTTCTTACAGAAATCGCTAAACTCTTTTTCAACCCATTCCAAATCACTAACATCAGCCATTTTATAAGCCTCACGAAGTGCATCAGTGAGAGAAATTCGAAGTACCTCATTTTCAATCTTTTTAATTTCAATTGATAATGTTTCAATTGTAGGGTAAGTGTGATATTGTTGGAAATATTTTTGAACGTATTCTACTGTCCATTTGTGAGCACTAGATTCAAAGTATTCTGGATCTAGTGAATCAGCAATATTGAGAAGGAACTCACGCTGTGTTAATAGTGCTCCTAACACTTTAACTTGAAACGCGTTTCCATATTGATTTAACTTTTGTAATGTTGTCATAACTTAAATTTACTTAAAGGCATTTAAAGGTCCAAAGACTTGGTTTAACCAGTTTGGTGTGTTAGGAATCGATTCACCTAACTTATCAGCCAAATACATAGTCATAAACGCATGAGGATTTAGCTCATAAGGTGCTTTAAAACTACGCTGTATAATATCTATATTCTCCTCTGATATAGGCATAGTTTGTAGATTCATCAGTTTACTATTTACCTCTAGCTGATGTTTTCTTTCAACTATACGAGCATATAGATCATGTTCACCTATTTTGCTATTTGCTTTCTCTATTATTTCATTTAATGTTGTAGGTGTATCGCTAGCTAATTCAGGAAACATTTTAATTACCTTTTTAGGTCCTAAACCATCAATACCAGGTAAATTATCTGAATTATCTCCCATCAGTATTTTATAGTTAACGAAGTTATAGCTACTAACATTATATTCATCCAGTACATCTTTTGGTTTATATATTTTCTTTTTAGTTGGAGAATATACTTGAACCTTATCAGATACTAATTGAAGGAAATCTTTATCAGCAGATAGTACTGTTACCTCTTTAGTAGCATTAAATTTTTCAAATTTACCTACTAAATATCCTATAACATCATCTGCCTCAATTCCATCTACTACAATCATTGATACTGGTAGGCATTGAAGATATTGAATCAATCTTGCCATCTGATTATTGATAGATTCGTTTTCTTCATCCTTTGAGCTGAATATAGAGTAATTAGTCATTCGAGATTTATTCCTGTTTGCTTTGTATTCAGGATATAAATTTCGTTTGGCGTTAGATCCTCCAGCTCCATCAAACACAATTATTACTTTAGTTGGATCTAGCATTTTGATAGCATAGCCAACTGATTTTAAAAATCCAGTAAGGCCACCTATGTGGTGGCCATCTGGATTAATGTGGTTGATCATTGTAAATGATCTGAGGAATGTGTTTAGTCCATCAATAATCAGAATGGAGTCTGAGACTCCACGCTGATCATTGTTGACTTTAGAGAGTATATCTGCGTACTTATTCTTCGCTTGCATCGTTATCGATTTCTACTATTGGTGATATTTTACTGCTTTCTTCCCACTCACTATTATCTTCCATCTGTACTAGATCAGATACATCAATGGTTTCATTAAACCATTCGTGAGCATAGGTTTTCTTGTACTCTTTAATTGCCTCAGGGGTATCAGGAATGAATCCGTGAGGAGTAACAAGTACAGTTGATGCAGTAGCAATACCATAATCAGCATGAATCTTATCGATAGCGATTTTAGTACGTTTTGCAAATTCTACTTTCTTACCCTTATGTTGTACACTAATTTTAGAAGTACCACTATTAGTAACATTACCAAATGTAGCTACAATTGTAGCATCCCAATACATGGAATTACCACCTTTATTAGTCATACGAGGTTGACTCATAGGAGTTAATGCTGGTTGTACACCTGTTTTGTTAATTACAAATAATGTATTAGTGTATGGGTAGCTTTCTTTACGTGATAATGGAAACTGTTGATTGATAAAGTTACCAAATTGTGTAGCCATAGCGCCTGCGTTCCACATAGGATTATTATTACCTTGTTTAACGCTCATTTCGCATGGAATAGAACCTACTGAATCCCATAGGAACAATAGATCATGAGGTAATTTACCATCTTTTTGTTCGCTTAAAATATCAGCAATGAATGCAGATACATCTTCGATAGTGTTTAGAGAGGATCTATCCACATATAGGAAGAATCCTTTATAATCTACTACCTCTCCAGTTGCATCATCAGGAACTGCTTCACATTGGAATCCCATTTTTTGGGCGTGTGAGAAGTCCCATTTCATTTCAGTGATGATGAATACAGGCAATATACCTTGTTTTTGAGCTTCAACTGCAGCCTCAATCAACATAGTAGTTGGAATTGAAAGCGCATCACGTAGTGCTGGTGAGAATGTCAGCCAGCGCTGTTTTTTAAATTTGGAGGATTGATCTAGGAACTTGGATTTTTTAAATTTATCCAAATCGAAACCACCTTTTAAGGAGGCAGATACAACCTCACTTAGTGAGCTTTTCTTTGCCATTGTTAATTAATTAATTAAATAAATCGTCGAATTTGTCTGCGTTAGATGTCTTAGTTGCCTTAGTGTCAAGCTTGTAGGTTTGCTCTACTGGCTTATTCATGTCAGCAAGAAATTCATCTTCCTCTTCTTCATCTTTAGATGCAATTGGTTCTTCAGTATCCTCTTCAGGATTCAACCACTTGTCTAACAAGTCTTTTAATTCATCAAATGAATAATGCTTGTTGATGGTAAGGATATCAGGTTGTTCTTCCAACACCTTGTTTACCAAATCACCATCTTCAGAGATAGCTGATGTTTTTGGTTTAACACGAATGTTACACTTGATACCTTTACGGTTTGCAACGATGTCTTCAACTGCCTCAATAGTGAAGTCACGACCATCAGTAATGTCTGTGTAGTCGCCATAATCTTCATCAGCAGCGATACCGAGCAATTGCTCATAAATCAATTTACCAAATTCCCAAAGGCGAGCACCTTTGTCCTCTTCGCCACGTACAAGTACAGGAGCAAAGTAACGGAGTTTTGGTTCGATTTTTTTAGCTAATTGCCAATCTTCTTTGTCAGATGATTTGCGGAGGTTTTTAGCGAATTCAACGATAGGATCCTTTTCATTCCAGTTTGTTAAAGCTAGAATTGGTCCTTTGGCAAAGCCATAGTGGAAATACACTTCGCGGAACGGGTTTGCTTTGTCGAATTTAGAGGGGAGGATTCTGACTTGATACTTACCTGGTTTTGGTTTCCAGAAGATCTTTGTGTAGTCAGTTTTTTCGCGTTTCTGTCCTTTGTTTTGAGAAGCGGACAACTTCTGTTTGATTAGACTTAAGTCCATAATATAGGTTTTAAATGAGGTGGTCTATGACCACAATAATTGTGAATCTATGATTCTTCTTTCGGTTCTCAAAACTTACTTACTAAGATCAATGATCTTATGAATAGCCGTATCTAAACGTCTAATGTTAGGACCACTGGTTAATAGTATGCAATTTTTATAATTGTTCCAATCTACAATGAAATTTTTATCTAACACACCGTTGTTTAATGACATGATCAATGTGTTCAAGGCATTAATGGTGTACAATGTATTACTTTCCTTTTTACGGTGTAATAATATTGTATTAGACATTGGAGATGAAGTCATGTTGCCTGCATCAATATTATAGGTACACATCAATTCATCACTCTGAGGTGATTCAAGGATGAATATCTTGTTAAATAATATTGAATACCTGCGATTGATCGCTGCTACAGTGTCTTCTAACTCTGCAGGGGAGGTAAATGTACAGAATAACTTATTCAAATCCAAAAATTCATTTAGTTGTTCGGTCATAAATATTTATATTTTAGTTAAACCGTGATATGATTTGCCCTGTTTAATTGATACAGGGTAGTGAATAATATCTTTAATTTCAGTTAATATATCGCCATCTTCCTTAGCATAATCAAATAGAAATGCATCGTAAGTATACAATACTAATTTAGTTTGTTTATCCTTTAATTCGCGTAATATGCCATCTAACAATATGGTATTTGTTGTTGTTTCTGCGTTTTGAACGATGTAATTTAATAGTTTAGCAGGCGTCATATCTTGTAGTTCCCACTTTTTAAATAGTTTATTTTTAGTTGCTATGTAGCCACTACCTTTAAAGTCGTTCCACAATTCATCTGTAAACGTTGCTACATCTTTAAAGAATGGTTTATCGCGATATTCGCTCCATACACCACCGTATAATTGTTTGAATGTCAATTCTTTGGCCTCTTGCTGTGATACACCTAATAATTCACCTAAATACTCATATGTGTTTTTATCTACTGGGAAATGGAAATTGATCATCTCACCTATCAATCGTGGGTGATATCCTTGAATATCTACCTCAATAAACTTATCGTTTGTTGGTCTGTAGCATAGGCGCTCGCCGTTGTTTTTATTTAGTGCTGCAAAGTTAATGCTGTTATATGTGTTTGATGGACGACCAGTAGTTGTGTATAGATTGTATTGACTATATATTTTACCTTTATATAGGTTAAATTCAG